AAGCCGGATCACGATGTACCCATGCATGGAGATGCTTCCGGCCTTTGCGCCAATACGGCACCCAGGGCGCGCAACGGACCACCGGAACGTCCCATCGACAGGGTCATAGGAAATCGTTTCGTAATAGTTCACGCAGCGACCTCCCACTCAATGCCGCGAGCCTGGTCAAGGTAGGCCATCAGGTGTTCGGCTTGATGCTTTGACAGGGCCACGCTCTTGCCGTCGCAGTCGATCAGCAGGCGTCCGGTGCTGGTGATGGCGAACTCGCACCCGATGTCTTCGCCGGCTTCCTCTGCGGGTCGGGGCAATTGATCGGCACGGACCGTGGTGGCCGGGACCTGTGCTGCGGCTGCGGGCTCATCCGTGGGGGTGGTGGCCTCGATCTCATAGGAGCCTGACAGCGGCTCACCGTCTCCGAGGCTCCAGTAGATGCGTCGGCCTTCGGTGCGGCGGCTGATCAGTCCTGCATCCACGGCAGGCGAGAGGCACGTTGTCAGCCCTGCCCAATCTTTCGGCTGGCCGAGCAGCTCCAGCATCACGACCGTCGGGACCTCGGCGCCGACTTCCATCAGCTTGAGGGCCTCGATGGCGCGGAAGGAGATCGTGCCGGGCTGGGGGGTGTATGTCGTGGACATCAGATGGCCCTCCCGCGTGACAGCCGCGCCTGCTTGCCCGGGTCGGCGACCTGGAGCTTTGCTTGCGAGTTGATGGGGGGCTGGTTCAGGGGCTTGCCCTTGGGCCACTGGCCGATGGTTTCCTTGCCAGCGCTGGCCTTCTTGCCCAGGCCGTGGATCGTGCCCATTGCCAGCTGGCGCACTTCCGGGTCATCGGACTGGCGGCGCTCGTTCAGGCTCTTGACGTTGGCCTCACTCAGCTTGCGGGAGCGAGTGATGTCGCGGGTGTCGATCTGGCCCTTGTAATCGGGGCTGAATGGGTTGTGGCTCATGCTGCACCGCCCTTCAGAGATCCGATGAGCGCGGCCAGCTCCGGCAGCAAGCTCTCGACCTTGGCCAAGGTGCGGGCCTTGCGTGCGTCGTCGTTGTCGGCGTATTTGGACGCCAGGTACTCAATGACCGACTGCACATCTCCGGTGGCCTGGATGTAGCCCTCCAGGTCGTCCAGGTTGAAGCGCTGGGTGTCACCGTCGTGCGGGTTGAGCTTGCGCGTCAGGGTTGACGGGCTCATGTCCATGTCGGAGGCGATGACCTTGAGCGACTTCAGTTGCAGCATCGCGCGGTGTGCGATGTACGCCCGCAAAGTTGGCCACCGATCGGCGATGGACGGCTCAAAGTTGAGCGTGAACTGGGATGTTGAAACGGATGACATGTCAGCTTTCCGTCTGTTGCCGTCTTAGCGGCAGGCAAAAAAATGAGACTGGGCGCCATGGACACCCACCTCACATCGAAGAAAAACCCCGCGCACCTCACCCAGCCAAGCAAGAGGCAAAAGACCTCTCTTGCACGGCGTCAGGGAGGAGAAAGCCGCCGTCTTTCGACGGGACAGCTGGGTGGTGGAAGTGCGCGGGTGCATAACTTGTGCTCACTTGAAGCTGTCCGGCTCGTCGGGGTTGAGGTGCTCGTCACGCACACCCCGCCACAGCTGGACGACCACGCAGACCAGGACGAGCAGCACGAACACCGGGGGGCCGATGAACAGCAGCAGGTCGAGCTGGGCTTCAGTGAGGTTGAACATGGGTCAGCCCACCATCCAGGAAGGCGGGACCGGCACAGGGCCGGCAGTCGGCCGCCACAGGTGCAGGCAATAGGGATGCAAGTTCACGTACTCCCGCTTGGGCGGGTGGAACTGAAGGACGCGGTCTTCATCCGACCAGAACAGGTCTTTGATGAAGCACATCTCTTCCCAGGTTGGGCACCGCTTTGGCAGGCTGACGCTGACATGCTCCCAGCCGCCGCTATCCGAGGCCACGACCTTGAAGAACAGGCTGGATGCCGGGTTCGGGTGCGGGACGAAGAACGCGCCGTTGTTGCCGTTGGCCTCGGTGCTGCCCATCGGGCCGTGCCGATGGCGGTATTTCTCGGGGACGTGCATCGCCATGGTTCACGCCTCCTGCGCGGCCTGGGGCTTTGCAGGCGTGAACGGCAGCACACGCTTTCCGCTGTCGATCTCATCGAAGTAGGCGATCAGCGGCTCGATGGTCTGCACCGTCGGGTTGAGGCGGTCGCCGCAGGCCAGCTTGCGTGGCAGCGTCTTGGCGACCCCCGCTTGCTCTGCGATGGCCTCCAGTTGCACCTGGTTGAACTGCTTCAACCGGTCAATGAGGGGAGAAAGGATTGTGCTCATGCTGCGGATTGTCTTCCCATACGCGGGAAGATGTCAACCCATTAACGGGAAACCTGCAGCGCACACTGCCCGCATTAGGGAGAAAAGGTCACGGTTGTTATGTTGTCGCCGTCTGTTTATGGGGTAGCTGCTATGTCAGCACGAGACACACTTGCCGAAAATCTGCGCGCACTGATGGCGTCCCACCACACCTACAGCTCTACACCAGCGCTGGAGCGAGCCACGGAATTCCATGGGCTCAAGGTTGGCAAGAGCACCATTGACCGAGCACTGAAAGGGCAGACCACCCTGAACCTTGACTATGTCGAGGCCATCGCAAAGGTCTATGGCCTTGATGCGTGGCAGATCCTCACACCTGGGCTTGTTCCGAAAAACCCACCAGTGCTGCGCTCTGTTGGTGAGGTCGAGGACAAGCTGTACAAGAAGATCGGCGAACTGGCCAAGCAGATAGCAGACCTTGAAGCTGATGGAGGTGTGTCATGAAGCGGTGGCTTGGCCTGATTCGGGTGCAGCACGTGATAGCAGCATTACTTCTGCTGATTTGGCTGCAACTGGGCGGAGCTCAATCTGCGCTTGATTTTGCGCGCGATGCGACGATGGAGATCAAGAACATCGGCCAGCGGAAAGAGGAGCCGGCCCCCATGTCTGATTCCGAACAGGAGTGGGCCCGACAGTTTGAGTCATCCTTCTACGCAGAGACACCAGCCAGTGCAGCCAGCTCTCGATAGAGCTCCACTGCTTCCAAAGAACCCGCCAAGGCGGGTTTTTTTTCGCCTCATCTACCCCACTCGCGGGAATTATTTACAACGTCTTCCCGTTTATGGGTTGACACACTTCCCATTTGCGGGAAGAATCCATCTCAACGCAACACCCACACGGGAGCGATAGATGGCTTACCTTGACTACGACGACTACGCCCTTGCCGAGCACGACCGCGCCGAATGCGAGGCGGATGACCGCCAGGCGGCGATGGATACCCTGACCGACCGCGTGCAGGTCGAGATTGAGCGCGATGTGATGGCCTGCACGGAGCTGGGCGACCTGTCCAAGGGCTTCGTGACCGCTGGCGAAAAGATGATCAGCGGCAAGGTGCGTGAAGTGGCTCAGCCTGTCATCGACGCCTTCCTCGATGCGGTGATGGACAACCAGCGCAATCTGGAGATCCTGTCCCGCCTGATCGCATCGCCTGCCGGCAAGGAGCTGCGCGAGTCCTTCGCCAAGACGCACGCCGCGATCAACGCGAGCTTGGTTGCCGAAGCGCGGGGGCTGTGATGAGCACCCTCACCCGAATCGCCCTCGACTTCGCCGAGTTCTACAGCGAGCCCCTGCGCCACCTCTGTGACGCCCTCAACGATGACCGCACCTTTGAGCGTGCCCTGGCCGTGATCGGTGTGGCTGGCTTGGTCGTGATTGGAGTCACGCTGTGATGACAACCCGCGAACCCTACACCGTCCGTGCCTCCAGCTGGGCCAGCGTGTTCGACTGCGCTTTCAAGTGGGAAGGTGAGCACCTGCTGGGCATCAAAAAGCCTGCAGGCCTGCGCGCCCACCTGGGCACATCGATTCACGCCAGCACCGCGGCCTATGACCTGGCCAAGCTGGAAGGCTCCGCGCTGACTGTGGATGACGCCGCCGGCGTGTTCGTGGAGTCGCTGCACAAGCCTGACCGCGAGGTTGACTACGACCAGGACAACCTTGATCTGCGCACCGCCGAGCGCATTGGCCTGACGCTGCACACCACCTACTGCCTGGACATCGCCCCGCAGTTCAACTATGTGGCGGTGGAAGCAAAGCTGCAGCCGATGGAAATTGACTGCGGCGGCGGCATCGTCATCCGCCTGACTGGCTCGATGGACCGCGCCCGCGTCACAGAGAGCTTCAGCGGCCAGCACCTCATTTCTGACCTGAAAACAGGAAGTCGCGTCATCTCCGATGGCGTTGTGTCCATCAAAGGCCGCAGCCCCCAGCTGGGCACGTATCAGCTCATGTACGAGCAGAGCGAAGGCATCACCACCGAGGGCGCCCAAATCATCGCCCTGCAAACCAGCAAGACCACCGCGTCGGGCGTCTCCAAGGTGTTCGACGCCAAGCGCGTGATGGTCGGCGACGAGAACGCCCCTGGCCTGATTGAGATCGCTGCGCAGATGTTCCGCAGCGGCCTGTTTCCCCCCAACCCCAGCAGCCACCTGTGCAGTGAGAAGTACTGCGCCCGCTGGTCCACCTGTCCCTACCACGAGTGAGAAAACCCATGAATGCACCCGTACCTGTTGCTCAACTCAAGCAACCCCAAGTCACCAGCACTGCCGTCGTGCAGGCTGGATTCTTTGATCTGCAGGGCTTCGAGCTGCTGCAGCGCGTGGCCAAGGCCTTTGCGTCGTCGTCCCTCGTGCCCCAGCAGTACCAGGGCAATGTCGCCAACTGCATGATCGCCTTGAACCTTGCCCGCCGCCTGAACGCGGACGAGCTCATGGTGATGCAGAACCTGTACATCGTGCACGGCAACCCTGGCTGGTCGGCAAAGTTCTTGATCGCCTGCGTCAACTCGTGTGGCCGATACGAGTCGCTGCGCTATGAATGGCGCGGCCAGGCCGGCGCTGACGACTACGGCTGCCGCGCCTGGACCATCGAGAAGTCCACCGGCGAGAAGCTGTTTGGCGCCTGGGTCGACTGGAAGATGGTGAAGGCCGAAGGCTGGAATAAGAAGAACGGCAGCAAGTGGCTGACCATGGCCGATCAGATGTTCATCTATCGGAGCGCGGCGTTCTGGCAGCGTGGCTATGCGCCAGAGATCAGCATGGGCCTGAGCACCGCTGAAGAGCTGGTCGACGTGGTGGACGTGCGCAACGACGGCTCCTTCACGGTCACCACCGAGACCCTGCGCCAGGACATGCCGCGCACTACCGCGGCTGACGTGGACGAGGCAACGGGCGAAATCACCCAGCCTGCCAACCAGCTGACGAACGATCCGTCTCCCACCGTGGACACGCAAGCCGGTGCAACTGGTACCGAGTGGCAACCCTCCGACGCGGAGCTGGCCGAGATCCACGCCCGTGAGATGGCCGAGGCCAACGCCGAAAGCAGCGCCACCACGCAGGCGCCCGCTGGCCGCCGCACGCGTGTTCAGTCCTCC